TGATCTGCATTCTTAGGACGCATCCATGCAAAGAACGGGTCACTACTTGTGAATGTATCATTCTGCACGAATTGCCAATTTCTATCTGACATTACAGGATCTGCAGAATCAATTACTGTTATCATACCTGGCGATAATTCTGTACCAACTGTATCCCAGAATAATTCACCGTATGGTGCTGGTCTCATTAAGAATAAAAATTCTTGTATATTAAATGTATATGCAGATGTTGACATCCATGCTTGTTCAACTGGGCTTCCATCTCCGTACATCCAGTCTGCATCAAAGTGATCAAATGGTTCATAATAATTACCGGAGAATGCAACACCAAATAGGGTCATGACAGAGATAATTTCGCCAGCGGAGTTGACTGGAATAATTGCCGATAATCCCGGTCTTGCCCACATAGGCTGTTCTTGTGGCAAAGTAGTGACAGGGTCATAGATGGCCGATGGGCCTTGACGAATTATGCCGAATTCTAAGTCTTGCCACATGAATGTGTGCGCTGAGGACCATACAGTTTGTCCGGCCATATTTAATGTGCCAGGCCCATATTGAGAGACCCACCACGATGGTTGCTCACTAAATCCTAACATCTCCCACGGGCGTGTATCTGGATAAATGGTATCATAATAGTATTGGAAAATACCTTTCCAGTTACCCGGTAAATTTAGTGGTTGTGCTAGTACATTTACAGCATATCTGTAATTATATAATTTCCAGATATTACCTATACCCGGAACAAAACTAGGAACTACAGCAGGATCTGTACTTGCAGAATACCAGTCATTGGCACGATAATTCGCTCTATTTTTGGCAGACCATTTGTTTATATAAGATTCTGTTACATCTAAATATTCCTGACGTAAGTATCGTGTTTGTCTAAAATATCCAGCTTTAACTGATTCTACTCTTAACGGTAGATAATATTGATGTCTAAACTTATATTGAATTAGATTGTAGATTCTTTTCTCTAGTTCTAATAGAAGTTGATCTCTATAATCACCGTAAGTAATTGTTTTAGAACCATCGTGACCAATTATAACCCATGTCGGATTTATATAAGATGTGTCCCATTCCATTCTTGGTACATATGTAGAATATGCACCGATTTTAGAAGGAGTAGATGGAATATATGCTGGTAATGGATTCTTATATAAATTACAAATTATTGTGTTGCCAACTGAGACATTAGCTAAATTAAACTTAATATCAATTTCAAGATTTATGGACGTAATTTCATAATCTTCACCAATAACAAGTAATCGTTCTTGCCCGGTTATATCATATATGTATAGGGCATTCTTGGGATCTGATAGATCGATATAATTAGTTAATGTTAAATTTCCGCCTACTGGTACAATATTTGTTTCATTTAAATACGGACTACCATTTGCAATCATATACGAATATGCAAATGCATTTGAAAATTCATTTGAGATATTCACAACTTTTAGAATTTCTTCAACCCATGCACTAATTACAACAGTATTGTTATGATACTGAACAGGATCAAATTCCTGGTTAATAAGTTGTAATGCAGTTCTTAAATACTTGTTCTTAAACTTTGTATATTCATCTTGACTAAATCGCGCACCGGCGATAAAATCAAGATCATCAGATGATGATACAAGCATTGTTTTTAGGGCCGGCGATACATTCTGTAAAATATAGGAGCCCACTGATCTATTCTTTCTTGTATCTCTATAATTTGTATTTCCGCCAAATGCAATACCGATTTCTCCAATCTGATTTGCAATAATAGATGCAAAATGTTGTGTTAAATCGCTGCCACTAATTTCATAAACTTCGAGTTGGTTAGGATTAGCTTCTAATTGCTGCGGTATCGCAAAATAACCTAATGCATCCGGATTTAGTAATCCATGTGTATATGTTTGTACTTCGACAACCGGTGCCTGTGATTGTTGGGTTGTTAATAATGAGGTAATATATGCAACCAAATTCACATATACATCTTTATTAATTTCTTCAAATATATATCCACCAACTTGATTTATAATATTAGTACCATTTACATTCACTGATAGATCGGCGGACGGCTGAATTGGGCCGGCACCATATACATATCCGTATGGTGTGACACTTAATTTAAATTGATATTTTGTGCCATAACCAACTACAAATTTGTCAATTACTCGCTGTTTACTTGTTTCTAGACAATTTACAGGAGGTGGCGGCACAATATTATTACACTGACAAGGTTGATATAGATTCCAATTATTATATAATATCGGATCAGTTGTTGTTTTGTAATAGTAATAACCATTAATCGGTAATTGAGTTACACTATATACATACCTATCAGTAATAAGATTATTCTGAAAAATAATATCCGATGCCTGACCTAGAGCAGTATATACAATAGGGAATCCTAACACAGGATCTATTGTTGCGCCAGGTGTAGCATCGAGTTTGTACGAAAATATCTTACTTCCGTAAAAGGTACTCTTGGGGTAGGTTACTGAATTATCGAGCCCTACTCCGTTGTGATCATACAGCTGAAATAACGGTGGCTGATTTATAGATACCTTATCATTAAATGCTTCTTGCCAGATTCCTAGACTGTAATACCATGTCTGTCCTCTCTGGGCGCTATTAAATGGCCCATCTTCGGTAATAAAGACAATATCACCCTCGAGTATTGGAGTAGACCATGCAGTATATGGTTCGAAATTCATAGTACCGTCCGGTAATACAGTTACTTCAAATATATATTTGTTTATTGAACTTGGTGCAACGGCATCCCATGCAGCCTGATCCCATGGTGCTATTTCCCATGGAAATAAATTCACAAGAATAGATGTTGCATCATTAAAGAAGCAAACTAATTCACCACCTATAAAATCTGTACCTAATTCGGCATTAACTGTTGTAGCAAGTTGCCCTTGATAATCTGCTAGTAATAAAGGTGATCCAAATGTATCATCTCTAAATCCGTAATTAATCTCTGATCTAAATTGAGTACCGGTTTTGTAAAGATTTAGGTCAGCAATGAACTGGATAATAGGTCTTAATGCTCTTGTAGCATTAGAAGGGAAAGATGAAGATGCAAATGCAATGGTTGTTGTAATCGCATCTATATTAAACCATTTATTAGTTCTGGACCATGCATTTCTGTCAAGGGAACCACGCTCAATAGTAATATAATCGCCGGCACCAGGCTGTGTCTGGGAGTCCCATGTATTCATGTCCCAATATGCATTATTAATAATTCTACCAGTTGATAATTGAATTGCTCCATCCCATGGTAAAAATTCAAAAACAGTTCCAGGAGTATAATCCGGGAACTGAGGAACTAATCTAATGCCAATACAGCCGCCTATATTTTCTACAACGTGCGGTGTAGAATAAACAGGATCGCCAATTAATGAAATAGTCAATCCCGTTGTAATAGTTAAGTTCGCTGGTGTTGCTCCCGGAATACTATTTGTATTGAATGATGATTTGCCAACAATATCGGCACCTGTTACACCAGTAATAGTAATTGTTGCAAGACCTTGCTCAACCCAATAATAGTTCTGATAGTTAATAAACATATCGTAATCAATTGGAGGGCCGAAACTGTAATATTCGGATTCAAATAATCTATCCTGATTAAGTACATTACCGCCATAGTATTCAATATTATCTAATAGGTCTTCGTAGAAGAAAATATTTGTTTTATTGCTACTAGCATCTTGTGCATATGCTGTTGCTTCTAATTGCCACCATGTTCTATTCTTACTTGGCTCCGGAAGATAAAAATCGGTAACAGGATTATAATCTCCCGCTGTCCTACGACCTAAATATCCTGCTAATAAATCACTATCTTTCTTTGAAAAAACTTGGTCAAGTGTAGCGTCAAAGAATTTCGTTTCAGTTACTGTTTGAAATGCCGCCGGCAGTTTTTTAATATACTGAGTCATTTATGTTCTCATGTTTTGATCTGTTAGGTTAGCTACTATTTGCACATTATTTACTGTTGCAGTTGATATGAATAATTGATTAGGATTTGCTACAATTTCAAATAGGTCACCGAATAATGAACTAGCATTATTCGGTACAATAACAACCGTACTAATAATCGTAGAAAGTTGTTGATGTATAAATGCCGCAAGTTCTGTATAGAAGAAGTTTTCACCAAAATCCCAGTTTCTAATATCAAAATATTGATCTATAGCAGTTATAACCATTGTCTTAACTTCGTTATCACTAACGCTAGAAGAAGATGATTTTACTACTTTGAATGTTGCTTGTAATTCCGGTGCTGCTTGTGTTCCGAATAGGATTTTGAATACACCTGAATTCCATACCATTGAATCACTAACCATTTTATACTGGTCTAGATTCTGGAATTGTATTCTAAGTTCTTCAGTTGTGGGTGGTGCTGGCAATGTAAGTGCAGACCCATTACTATTTTTCCAGTTTATCATATCTGTATAATAACTATTTGTAATAACAATCATATCAACAATATTAGTTGCTGCAGGATCTACACGTTGGTCAATTGGAGAATAATGACTCCATTTAAAATATACAGGTAATTGTTGTGCTGTTGGTATTGTTGTATTCTGTGTGAATGATTTACCATTCTTATCGTAGTGATATAGATCGGGCGTTCCCTCAACAACATTGCCTGTGGTATATCCGGTATTATTTGTAGTCACAAACTGCAAAGCATAGTACACACCAAATCCCGGAGGACTTATAGATGACAGCAAATATGATTTGTCTGTAAAATATGTTGTCACGATACTTGATTTATTCAATATTAAATCTACTCCAGCTAACCACGGATAGGTTGTTGTATCGTTATTAAAAAATGCCGTTAATTGATTTGCAATGGTAATAGTCGGTGTTGTTAATGGGTCGGTATATTGAATTTGTGCTAAATTGTTAATAAACAATAAATCTACTTCATCCATATAGACATATATAAATCCAGGAGTCATTACTGTACTAGGATTAATAATGTCTGCATTATTGGTCAATAACATATTAGCAATATAAGGAGAACTATATAATGTTGTATCGATCCCCACATTTACTATAGGAAAGTAAACATATAAATCTGTTGCAACATTCTGCAAGTCTATCTTCCATCTAGAAACCCAGGGACGAGTACTCTGATAGCCAGATATAGCATCTACATAATATTCAAATACAACTCTATCATCTGGAGAAACAACTCTATCGAATGCTCCTGGATCATCTGGAATACCATCACTATTAGCATCTATTAATGATACCTGTACTTTTGCAGGATCTAAATATCCATCATCTTGAATATAGACTCCTGAAATATTAAAATCAACTTGCCTATTTAAGAATGAAGTTGTTGGATCAGAAATAACAGGTAGATTATTATCAATGATGCTATTTGTATTAACAAATGGCATAATTTCAATAGAGTCTTGTAATGCTAAACCAGTTGAATTATCAATAACTACCTGATTAGGTTCCCAGTAGAATCTAACATCTCTGTAGGATTCAAAAACATAAACACGACCTCTGGCTGTAAGATCATATGTCACTGTTGTATCAAGATTAGGTACAATAGAAATGTATAATAAACCACCCTGTGTTGTTGTTGTCCAGTTTGTCGTTGAATAGATTTGCGGAACCCCGACTACTATATCAGCAGGTGCATACTGGAATGGTTGTGATACACCCGATCCAGGATTGACATATGTATGCCATTCATCTGTTAGCAAATCATAGTACATCCAGAATGACTGTCCATCATTTATTCTGTTGTTAATTCCGTAAAATCCAGTAGGTTCATCCCCGCCATTGCCATTAATTTCTGTAGAATTTAATGTATTTCTAAAAGCAGGATATACTTTGGTTGCTTGATAATTTACTTGTTCATTGACACCTAATTCTACTGGACCAATATTAGCATATGGATTTAATGGATTAACAATTTGAGGAATACCAAATTGAATAACACTATTCACACCTGCCGAATTCAATGTTGTCGAATCGCCCGGTAATTCAAATTGTAATACCGCACCAGATTGTATAAGATTCCACGGTTCGTAAACACTACCGGGAAGATTAGCTGGTGTAAGTATATTTACTAATGCTAAGGCAGTCGAGGAGCCTGATGCACCACTAAAGAATCCTGTTGTATTTTTAAATTTTGCAGGGCTTGTTTGCCAGAATAGTGGCGATGATGGATCTACCGATGGTCCGCCAGGGGTAGGAACTAAATCTAATAATGATCGACCTGTATTTGGCGGATTAACTCTGATTGTAGATTCAAACTGCGGCAAATATTCATCGTAGAAGAATTTATTAACCTTAGGGTCTTGCAACATTGTCTGTATTGTGTTTATAAGAATTTGTTCTATCGTTCCTGAATTAGAAGAATCTTTAACAACTTCCATTAGAACATTCTGATTGTCTCTAAATAATGTACCATCTTGGCCAAATATAATTAAGTCTTTATGGAAACCAGTAGAGTCATTTAAATCAATATATCGACTATCCCCGCTGAATGTTCTAGCTATTGCTTGTAACTTTGTAATTTGATTACCGTAGATAAGTGGTAGAACATTATAGTCACTACCATTAACCATACGAGATTGTGTTGAGAATACTTCTGGAGCACGTAATTTGATTTGATCATCTGTTTCAGATGGTGCAGCATTACCGATTGTTTGTTCTAGATTAAAGATAATCTGCAAGGTATATGTTTGCTGATCTACACCAACATATGGAATATTGATTTGTAGACCTTGAGCATCATTTGGTCTAATAACTAGTGCCTGGTTTGCACTAATACGTGTCCAGAATCTAAAAAGTCCTGTAGGTACATTGCCGAAATTACCATCAGCAAATCTAACAGTAATAGTATCATTGGCACCTGTAAGTACATCAAAGATATTTCTTTGTGCAAATTGAATACTATTATAAATAATATTTTCACCAGCCAGTGCAGGTACTTTAAGCCATTTGGTTATAACATTACCATTCTGATCAGTTTCCTGCACATAGACATCATCCTGATTAATATTTTGTACATTAATCGGGAATAGTCTACTCGGTACAGGAAAGTCAAAACTCGTATCTGTATTGATTAAATTGCCTTGTTTAAAATACAAGAAGAATCCTGTATTGGCAGATGCAACTCCTAAACTATCATTTCTGTATATAAAATTAAACGAATTAGCTGGATCTGGATCACGTTCAAAAATTGTTTGATTTGTTATAAAATCTGGATTGCAAATATCAATCGGATATTGTTGACCATTAATAGTAATGATAGCCTGATATGTAACATTTTGTCTTAACACGCTATTCAATTGATACAGATCAGTTGGAATACTACCAATTATGCCACTCTTTGTTGGGCGGCCAAACGGGTTAAGCTGACTAAACGAGGCATTGCAGATTTGCACAAATTGATCGAACCAATCAGGATTGTTTGGATCATTCCAGTAGATAGGTGTACTACCTATATTAATTCCGTTTGCGTCTGTTAATGCTTGATCTGTTTGTACTGAGGCAACCTTAAATAAACCACTGGCAGCAATATTTCTACTAGGCACATAATTTACCATCTGTGCAAGACGGATAATACTTTCTCTACGTGTGGCAGTATCAATAAAGTTTTCACGACTATTTAAGTCGGTTCTAAATGCCAAACTTGTGCCGAAGTATGCGATTAATTCAATGATTGCAATAAATTCAGAACTTTCAATATAGTCATTGAAATCTTCAGGATAGTATGTCTGAATGTAATTAATTAATGCTTGCTTTAGAGTATCAAAGTCATAGGCTGTATAATCAATGAATTGATATGCTTGAAAGATTTTTTGATAATCTTCAGCAGCGAAAAGATTACTCTGACGAATACTTGCTGACATTTTATTCTTCTACCTTTATCATATTCCACGAACCGTCGAGATTATACACCCTTTTTCGGCCTCGTTTGGCATCAGATAATTTCTGACAGGTTTCGAGCGAAGGTCTAATACCTTTATGGCTGTTACTTAATTTTTGTTTGAGCTCGTCTGTCATTTTCTTTCCTTTGTGCCACGGGATCTGTCCCTTATGATTCTCTGATAATTTTTTCCTAGTCTCTGGTGAGTGCGAATGCTTGCCCATATTTGATTCTGATATTCTTCTTTTTGTTTCTTCAGATCTTTTCATACCAGTATGTAGACTTTTCGATAGTTCTCTAAATTCCCCAAACAATCTATTCGTTATTCGTTGACCATTGTGATATTTGTTCTGTAGGGTACACATGGATTTTAACGCAAATTTCAATTTTATATTTTCTGGATATATTCTTACAAGAAGTAAATGCGCTAAAAAATGTTCTCTTGCTGTAAGTTTAACTATATTATTAGATTTGTTTGTACCATTCATACATTTAGGAATAATATGGTGCTTCTCTGAATATTCGGTTAATTGGCGAGAGATTGAACGAAATACAAGTTGATTATAAATGTTAAGATAATTCATCCTAGAACGACTCCTGATCTGTTAGGGAGAAAATTGCGAACAAACTATCCGTAATATTATTGGGTACAAATAACAATACCATAGCAACCGTTAGAGCTTGATCACTTTGAAATACATCAATAGAGACCATCTGGACACGAGGATCCGATTGAACTACTCTTACTGCATCTTCTATTATTACATTTTTTGTATATTCATCAAATGGATCAAACAAATAAGAATAGATATTTGTTCCGAAACCCGGTAACATTACTCTAGAGCCCATTGGTGTAGCAAACTGATTTAATATATCTCTTTTAACTAAATCAACATTGGTTAGTGAATAAGGAGGCGAAGGCTGGTTTACTGTGTTGAATCCAACAAAGTAAGGCTTCCTTGGGATGATGTTCTTTTGAACTAAACCTCGTTGATTTGATGCCATATAATTCTCTTTCTGTTATTTATCAACAAAATTATATGGTGTTTTTATTGCGGGATTTAAGCGTACCTTTT